ACGACGGGCGGATGAACATGCACCTGTGGGGGATGACGAACCCGCCGGACCAGGATACCTTTTGGGAGAAGCTCATCGCGGAGCCGCCGGACAACGTGCACGTCACGATCCAGCCCAGCGGGCTTAGTCCGGAGGCAGACTGGACGAAGTTTTTGCCGGATGACTACTATGACAACCTGGCGCAGGGGAAAACCGAGGACTGGATCGCGGTGTACATCCACGCCGAGTTCGGCAAGAGCCTGTCGGGGCAACCCGTGTTCAAGTCGTTCAACAGGGACGCGCATGTAAGCAAACAAGAGATTACCCCGTTGTACAGCGGTCAGCCGTTGCTAATCGGTGTCGACGCGGGGCTTACGCCGGCGGCTGTCATCGGGCAGTTAGCCTACGATGGCAGGCTCGTGGTGTACGATGCGCTCGTGTCGCAGGACATGGGTGCGCTGCGGTTTATCCGTGAGAAGTTGAAACCCCTGCTCGTCAACAAATTCCCCGGGCGGCAGGTGCTTATCATAATCGACCCGGCGGCGTTCCAGCGCGTGCAGACCGACGAGCGGACGGTCGGGGACATTTACAAAAACGAGGGCTTTACGATCCGGGCCGCGCGGACGAACTCGTTGGCGGCGAGACTTGCTGCCGTGGAGAGTTACCTGACCCGTGTGGTCGACGGCAAGTACGGCGTGATGATCGACGGGAACAGTGCGCTGCCGCTGGTGCAGGCCATGGCCGGGAAATATAAATACAAGATTAACACCAAGGGTGCTGTGGACGACAAACCCGACAAATCGCACCCGTGGTCAGACGTGTCGGATGCGTTCCAGTATCTGTGTCTGCACGCCGATGGCGGCGAGACGTTCAGGTCCGGATTAGCGTCGTCGGACGTGCGCCGGGAGGTCGTGAAGGTCAGCTCTGGCGGCTGGACATGATGCGTTGACGAAATAACTGATAGAAGTTACCGTGGCGGCGACGTCACACATGAGAGATCACCATGAACTATGGCCACGCACTGATCCCTGTTGCGCGTTCGTCCGACCTCGAGGCGGCAGCGAAACGGGCGGCGGAAGACAAACAGCGTTCTCCGGTTATCCAAGGGCTTGCTTCGCACGTCCGGAAACGGTGGACATCCATGCGTGACCACAAGAAGCAGGAGATCGAGCCGCGTCTGGCCAAATGCCTCCGGGCACGCAGCATGAAGTACGACCCCGAGAAGCTGAGCGAGATCAGAGACCAGGGCGGCTCCGAGATATTTATGGGCATCGTCAGCACGAAATGCCGTACCGCCACCGCGTGGTTACGGGATACTCTGCTGGGTTCCGGTGCCGACAAGCCGTGGGCCCTCTCGGCTACCCCGATCCCGGACGTGCCGCCCGACATGAAAGCGTTTATGCAGGTCACGCTACAGCGGAATTTGCAGAACTACCTGATGATGGGGGGAGAGCCTCCGTCGGAAGAAGACATGCGTATGCTTGTGGCAGGCATGAAAGACACGGCCATGCGCAGCCTCAAGGAAGAGGCCGAGAAGCGCGTTGACCGCATGGAGCAGAAAATGGAGGACCAGCTCACCGAGGGTCACTTTATCAAAGCGCTCTACAATTTTACCAATGATGTCGCCACGTTCCCCTACGCCGTCCTGAAGGGGCCAGTCCCCCGTCGGCGCAAAGTTATGCAGTATGTTCAAGGCGGTATGGCCGCTGTTGAGGTAGTGCGGGACGAGTGGGAGCGGGTTGACCCGTTCAAATTTTACTGGGCCCCGTGGGGCGACGACGTGCAGAACATGCCTTGCATCGAGCTGCACCACCTGACCCGCGATGACATCGAAGCGATGCGCGGAGTCGACGGTTACGACGAAGATGCGATCATCGACTGCCTGGACAACTTCGGCGTTGGCGGCAGCACGTGGCTAGACCACGACGACAGCGAACTCGAGGAAGCCACGGGCAAGGACATGGATGAGGGCGTCGACGATGTCGTCAGCGCGATCCAGCTGTGGGACTCGATCCCCGGCAAGTTGCTGCTCGAGTGGGGGATGGCCCCGACGGACATCACAGACCCCCGGAAGTCCTACCCATGCGAAGTGTGGATGATTAACAACAAGGTCATCAAGGCCGTGTTGAACTACGACGCTCTGGGCCGGAAACCGTACTACGTGACGTCGTACGAGAAGACGCCCGGGCGCGTCGACGGCAACGGAGTCGCCGATCTCTGCATGGACGCCCAGAACATGTGTAACGCTGCAGCGCGTGCGCTCGCGAACAACATGGGCATTTCCTCCGGCCCACAGGTGGGGGTCAACATCAGTCGCCTGCCAGCGGGCGAGGACATCTCACAGATGTCCCCGTGGAAGATTTGGCAGTTCAAGCAGTCCGAGTATGGCGATACGTCGCCTCCGATTTCGTTTTTCCAGCCCAACTCAAACGGGCAAGAGCTTATGGGTGTGTTTGACCGGTTCATGGGGATCGCCGACGAAGTGTCCGGCATCCCGCGTTATATGACCGGTGAGCACGTCCCGGGCGCTGGGCGTACGTCGTCCGGCCTGTCCATGCTGATTTCGAACGCTGGCAAGAGCATCAAGCAGGTCATCGGCAACATCGACCAGGATGTGCTGACTCCGATGCTTGAGCGACAGTACCAGCGCAACTTGCGTTACGCCCAAGACCCAGACCTCATCGGTGACGTTCAGGTCGTTGCGCGGGGCGCGATGTCGCTCGTCGTCAAGGAAGCTGAAGCCGTACGCAAGAACGACTTCCTGCGGCTTGTTCTGGAAAGCCCTGTTGCACAGCAGGTTGTCGGGCTACCCGGCGCTGCCGAGCTGATGCGCGATATGGCGGGCAACCTGAACATGAACGTGGATAAACTGGTACCTACCGCCGAGCAGATGGCGATCAAGGAGGCGGAGCAGCGGCAGCAATTGCAGCAGCAACAGCAGGCCCAAGTTCAGGACGCCCAGATGGATCAGGCGGCTAAACAGATGGATATGGCTACCAAGGCGAAGGCCCTCCAGGAGGATGGTTCTGCCCAAGGTGGACGAGAGTCGAATTTCGTAAGCGCGCGGCCCGGCGGGGCATAAGCACTTCACACGTTGACACGTTACAACACCGGAGCTAGTTTACGAGATGATAGATTTGAACAACGAAGACCCGCAGGTGCGCCAAGCATTTGCACGTCTCAAAGAACCCGGGATGTCGGCGTTGTTCAAGTTTTTGTCGTCTCACAGTGAGGCGACTAAACGCAGACTCGTGTACGAGGGCGATATGGTGAAAGTCCACCGCCTGCAGGGACGCGCAGAGCTGTTAGAAGAATTGCTGGGGGCGGCTGAAGAGTCGGCCACGGTAGTAAACCGAAACTGAAGCACACCATGACGGGAGCAGCATACGATAGGCGCTGCGAAACAGAGTTGGTGCTTTGAGGAGATAAAAATGGCGTTGCCAAAGCAGGTCCAAGCACAGCTTGATGAAGTTGAAGCCCTAGAAAAGACACTCTCTGCCCGCGAAAAGGACCCCAAAACGGACAAGAAAGCCGAAAAAGGGACCGAAAAGACGGAAACTGAGGGAGAAAAACCGAAGGTTGAGGCCGAAAAAGCCGCTGAAAAACCAGAAGCAAAGCCTACTGATCCAAAGCCGGAAGTCGTTCCAGAAGACTTCGAGCAGCGTTATCGGACCCTTCGGGGGAAATACGATGCCGAGGTACCTCGCCTGCACCAGCAGGTGAACACTTTGCGCGAAGAAATTGAGGCCCTGACCAAAAAAGTCAGCGCTCCAGCGCCAAAGGAACCGGAAAAGCCGAAGGAAAAGGTCAGTTATGTGACCGACGCAGATCGACAAGAGTTTGGTGACGAACTTATAGACGTTCAGCGGCGAGTGGCCCGAGAGGTTGCTGAAGAATTTCAGGAGCAGCTCCAGGCACAGGCCGCAATCATTGAAGAACTGAAGGGTCAGGTGACATCGACAGGTAGCCAAATCGGCCAAATGGGTTTCTCCCAGCGGCTGATCCACCTAGTCCCTGACTTCGACAAGATCGACAATGACAAACGTTGGATCGCGTGGCTCAATGAGTATGACCCCATGCTCCGTGGCCCACGCCGAGATCGTGCCAAAGACGCGTTCGACGCCGGAGACGCAGAAGCCGTAGCGGACTACGTTAAGTTGTTCAAAGCTACACTGCCGACCGACACGCCGAACCCAGATACGGAACGTTCTGAGCGCCAAGCGGAACTCGATAAGCAGGTCGCGCCAAATCGGACAGCAAACTCCGCCGTGACACCGAGTGTCGGGAAAGAGTCCAAGGTCTACTCCGCCCGCGAGGTGGAGGCAGTCTGGACAAAAATCCGAACCCTCAATTCACGGGGACTAATCGACGATGCGGCTAAACTTGAAGCAGAAATTACGACTGCTTACCTCGAAGGGCGTGTGCGCCAGTAGGCCCACGTAACAGTCGTTGACCAACTAAGGAGGCCAATATGGCTGTTTTCCCAACCACAGGTGCGTTTACCACCTCCCCCGAGTACACCGGCTCGTTCATTCCACAGCTGTGGTCTAACAAGCTGAACGCGAAGTTCTTCGCGAGCACGATGATGACCGAAATCGCCAACACAGACTGGGAAGGCGAGATCAAAAACCAGGGCGATACCATTCGTATCCGCACCGCACCGTCGATCACTATCAATGATTACACGGGTGCCGGTTCTACGCTGACCAGTGAAGTGCCAACGCCGATCTTTGCAGACATGCAGATCGACAAGGGTAAGTATTTCAGCGTTCAGGTCAACGATGTGCTTGCGCATCAGGCTGACATGGACCTGATGAACATGTTCACTGACGACGCGGCCAAGCAGCTGAAGATCGCGATCGAAAACGATTGTTTCTTCCAGTGGTTCGTTACTGAAGGTCCAGATGCAGCTAACGCTGGCATCACGGCTGGTGCCCTGTCCGCCGAGTACAACCTCGGCTCCGACGCGGTTCCGATCAACCAAGCAACTCCTGCAAACGTCCTGCAAACCATCCTCCGCATGTCTGCGGCTCTGGACGAGCAGAATGTCCCTGAAGAAGGCCGCTGGTTGATT